GTAGAATTAATTCTGCATGGAAATCAAAAGTCCAAAGAAACTCCGTTAACAAAAAAGTTTGAGGAACTTGAAGACACAGCATTGGATGTTGTGCGAGTTGCATTACAAACTGGAACAGCAGATAACGCAGCATTGAAAGCAGCGTTCTATGTGTTGGATCAACGACAAGGATTAAAGACACCACAAGGCACAACCAACGTTAATATATCAGATTTCAACTTGCGATTAGAGAAAGCTCGTGAGGTAATGAATAAAGCAATAGAAGTATGACAGTCAAAAATGGTAGGATGTTTGCTGTACAAAACAAGAACCGTAAATTCGGAGCAGTAAACAAATATGTATTCGTATACTTGGAAGATGGTGAAGGTAATGACAAACCTTATCTATTTACACCAAAACAACTAAGAACAGCGCGTAAACGTGCAGAGGAAACTCCAGAAGATTTAGCTGAGAAAGGACTTCTAGTTGATTGGCTAGATTGATGGAAGGCAACATACAATTTAAAGATCCTTACGAGATGTTGACTGTTATTGATGACAACATTTTGGATGGGACTATAGCATTACATGATTGGCAACGACAGATTTTACAAGACTATGGTAAGCCATCAAATGCAGCAAAGCCTTTTAAAGCAGCAGTTAGGGCAGCTAATGGTTCAGGTAAAGATCAGTTTGTAATTGCACCGTGTGCATTGTGGACTTGTATGTCTAGTTCAGATGCGGTTGCAATTGTTACTACAGCTTCAGGTAATCAGTTGGATAGACAAACTGACAAGTACATTAAACAGTTAATGACTACCATTAACAAAATGTTTGGTACACAGGTTTGGAAAATGAATTACCGACATTACACAAACTTGCTTAACAACTCTACAATAGAATTGTTTGTAACGGATGAGCCGGGAAGAGCAGAAGGTTGGCATCCTGTTGTGCCTAACGGTGATCTTGCAATATTTGTATCGGAAGCTAAGTCAGTACCAGACGAAATCTTTACAGCGTTAGCACGTTGCACAGGCTTTACTAAACGTGTTGATGTATCGAGTCCCGGTCCACCGTCAGGTCATTTCTATAATGTATGCACTGGAGGCAACTGGAGTCAGTATCATGTAACAGCATTTGATTGTCCTCATCTATCATCAGAATATATAGGTGAGATTAAAGAATCTTACGGAGAAACATCAGCACTTTATAAGTCTATGATAATGGCAGAGTTTGGTGGTATTGATGAGCAAGTAGTTATCAACCATCAAAAACTTGTAGACTTAGACAAACATGAGTTGGAACATTTGGAAGATCCGTATAATGTAGCTGGGCTTGATTTGTCTGCTGGTGGTGATGAACAGGTTTTGGTTGTACGCAACGGTAATAAAACTTTAGCAGTTGAAGCATTTAACTTTAGAGATACAGTAGCATTGATCGCTCACTTGGAACATTTGTTTAAAAAGTACAAGTTAGATCACGAACAGTCAGTTATTTATGGTGATGCTGGTGGATTGGGTAAACCAATCTTAGATCAGTTAAAAGCACAGTGGAATATAGTTTATGTTCTTAACCAAGCCAGACCATACAATGCATTGGCATATTTAAATAGAGGTGCAGAACTTTGGTTTAGTGTAGGTAAGTTAATTGAGTATGGAGAGATAATGGTTCCGCAGGAAACCAAGTTGAGGAAGCAACTTGCGTCACGATACTTTGTAGTAACACCGCAAAACAAACTACAACTTGAGAGTAAAAAACAAGCGCGATCAAAAGGTCATGTGTCACCTGACAGAGCAGATGCATTTGTACTTGCGTTTGCAGATTATCGTGGTATCAAACCCAAGAAATTAAAGAAAAAAGTTCAGGAAAAATTTGAACCAAAACAAATAAATTTAAGAAAGAATAGAGCAACATTTGCAAACTTTACAGTTAAGTCCAACCCTTGGTTAAGAGATGAAATACAACAACTACAAGAACTACACAGAAGCGTCAACTAACATACATAAGTTAGTAGGTATATGCGATCAACAGCATATTACAGCACAGGATCAACGGCAACAAAGACGTTTAAACATTGATTTAGATTTGGAGCGTCGTGATGGTTATTTATCACCAGATGAAATTTATATACCGACACACATCATTGACACTAACATTCGTCGTGAACAAGCCAAGTATGTATCATACATTGTAAACTCAAGACGCACAGCAGTCTTTTCAAGTTCAACAGATCCAGCATTTAACACAGGACCACTTGAGCGAGATTTTACAGAACGATCACGATATGACGGATGGCAGGTTCCACTATTCCGTACAATAGACTGTATGCAACTGCATGGTTATTGTGTAGCAGAAGTACAATTCGACGACACAAAACCTGGTCATTTTGCAATAGAGTCAGTTAACTACGAAGACATAGCATTTCCAGATGACACTCGTGATATACAAGCGTGTGGTATGTTGGTACATAGACATTATTTTACCCGTGAACAATTGTTGGACATGGTAAAGACTCGTGAATTTAGTAAAGAACAAGTCGAATCACTTGTAGGTGAACCTGTTGACGAACAGACCGAGTCTCTATTTAAAGTAGAGAAGGTTATGTTTAGAGACAACGGTATAGTTCAGGTAGGGTGGTCTTGCGTAGCTAAAAGCAACGATTGGTTACGCAAGCCACGCCCTCTCTTTTTAGGCAAGCGAGATGCAGAAGGTGAGATCTACGAAACAGAATATCCTTATGTTGTATTTCATTACATGATTGCAGAAGACATGACGATCAAGAATTGTGTTGGTCGTGCGTTCTTAGACAAACACGTACAAGAAGCAGTTAGTTCAATGATGTCATCATTTGTTACTGCTCATCGTCGTGCATCAAACTTTTATTTTGCGAAAGATGCAGATGATCCAAATCAAAGTAATGAACAGACAAATGTACAATTTGTTCCCGGTGCATTGATTGATTCAAACATTAAACAGTTTCAGTTAAGTCCACCAAATTCCTCAATGTTAAGTGCGATTCAAGCTATGGTTAGTCAGAACTCGCAGGAGCAATCACAAATGAATTACGCTGCAATGAATCGTCAGGATTCACGCAAGACAGCGACAGAGATTAATACTGCAACAGCAGAAGCGCAGATGTTGTCAGCAACACAAGTTGCATTGTTTAGCATTGCAATTAAACGTATCTACGAAAAGTGTTTTGAAATATATAGCTCAAGAGTGTTGGATGGTTTAATAGAACCAACAATAGATCTAAGTTATTTTACAGATCACAAGTACAACATGAAACCTGCTGGTGACTCAGATGTTGTTGAGCGTCAGGAGAAAGCTGGAAAGATGTTACAAGTTTGGCCAGTGATACAACAAAATAGCGCACTTGCTGTAGACTACATGAAAGATATGTTAAGTATGCTGTTCCCAGATGAATCTCCTAAGTATTTACAAAAGATGGAAGAAGATACATCACGAGCGCAATTGATGCAGCAGATGATGACAATCATACAGAGTTTAATCATTGATCCGCAAACAGGACAAATGACTGAAGAAGCACAACCGTATGCACAACAATTACAAGCGTTACAACAACAAGTCCAAGCCCTTTCAGGAGGCAACCCGCAAGGTGCTGGAGGAGCAAGCCCACAGGGGATGGCTGGATCACCCAACAACCAAGGTGTTCCTCAACCTCCTCAAGGTGGAGCGTGAGAAGTTAGTTAAAGACGTAGAATATGTTGCGGTCAAGCGTGGAGTACCTGACTCGGAAGTTAGGATTATTGCTGCACAATTGAAAACAACAGATGACATAATAGAAATCATAAATGACACAACCAGATACACAGGAAACCGAATTTAATTTCGGTGATATACAAGTTGGTAATGCACTAGATGTAGCTGATTTAGAAGCAATTCCAGAAACAACTCCAGAAGAAGTTGAAGAAACTTCTGAAGAAACTGAAAAAGAAACTCCAGAAGAATCTACGGAAGAAACTCAAGAAGACTCGACTGAAGAGGTTGCTGAAACAACTGAGGAAGTTACAGAAGAAAAATCAGAAGAGAAAGCAGAAGAAAATTCAGAAGAATTATCTACTGAAGAAATCCTTGGTGATCCTTTGGCAGAACCCGAAGAAGATAAAGAATCCGATGGCAGATCTTATGAAGGCTTCGATGATGAAGATAAGCAATTTGCTAAACAGATGTCTAATACTGCGTATGAACATTTTTCTAAAAAGCTACAAAGTTTAAAAGAAAAGAAAGATTCTGCGGAACAGACTCAGGATTTGATGTCACACCCAGAGGCTTACACACTAAATCCAGAATATCAAGACTTGGTAACTAACTATGATAAAGCTGCACAAGAACAGGCGCATTGGAAGAAACAATTGGTTTCTGTTAGAAACGGTAACGCTTGGAAATCAATAGAAGGTTATGACAAAAATGGCAAGCTTGTTATTGGTAAAGAAGAGTATCAACCAACTGGTGAATCTGAGATTGATATACAATCAGCACTTACAGAAGCTCAAACATTAAGTAAAGACTACAGCAAAAAAGCTTATAATATTCAAAAGAATCATGGTAATGACTATAAAGAATCTACAGCAATGTTAGAAGAAGAGCAGCGAAAACAGTTTAAATGGTTACAAGATGAAGAGATGGGCAAGAAAGTTATTGACATCCCAAATATCGGAAAAACCTCGATAAATAAACTTCGTAAACAATTTTCTGGAGTTTTACCCAAAGTATTCACAAATCATCCTATGTCAGAACTAGCTACTAATCTATGGGTGATGAATCAGATTATGGCAAAGCAACAGAACGAATTGACGCAAAAGCTTAAGAAACAGACGCGAAATAAAAAAGATTCTTTACGAAGCGAACCCACATCTACAACAGTTTCAGCAGACGATGATGACATCATCTCTATATCTGATAGTATGGCAGACTACTTCTCATAAAATACTGGCACGATCTTTGCTTACATAAAGATGCTTCTAGGCCAAGGGCATGGCATGCTACTATTTGTGAAGGGCATCACACGGACTAAGTTTTAACAATTAAATTATAATAAAATGGCAGTATCAGCTAAAGATCCGGCGAGTCTTTTAAATAAAGCACTCAACGAAACTAATGCGACTAGCGAGTTTAATAAACTCGAATACTATCTAGTTAAGAACGAGGTAGCCCTTTTCCCTAAATGGAATGTTTATGATTCCATGTATGGATCTATAAAGTGGCAACCTAATATGGGATCAGAACTTCAAGGGTTGACACCAACTCCGAGTCCTGTTCAGCGTAATATATTTGCTCCAGCAAAATTAAGTGATATCCCTGCAAAAGATATCTATGAAATTGGTGAACGAAATGAATCTGCAAAGCTTGCTTACCACAGGTATGAAAGCACACGTTTTCGTTTTTTAAGCAGTTTTGAAGCATTTTGGCGTGATCAACTAGCTTACGCACATTCTGACATTGTTCGTCAGATTCAGAATGCAAACAACCAGTTTGTTCGTACACTAATGTACTATCAAACACCTGACTTGTTTATTGCTAAAGATGGTGCTGGATTTTTGTCTAGTGCAAATAATCTTGGAACCGGTATTGTAAAAACAGCACAGACTCAAGATGCTATTCGTGCAATAGGAAGTGCATCTAATCCAGATGATGATTCTATTGGTGGCTCAAGTGAAAACTTGTCCAAGCAAGGTGGTGAAGTTTTTCGTGCCGCAATTGATGGAGGTACTGCTGGTACTAATGCTGCTGATGTACTTAGGTTGAAAGACTTGTATAAAGCTATGCTTGTTTTGCAAGAAGATGTACAAGCACCAACGTTTGAACGCACATTTGGCGCACCTAAAACTTCTGAAATGATCAAGGGCAAGTATGTTCTTGTTTGTTCTACAGAAGCATGGGCATCTCTATTATGGGATACAGACTTAAAAACAAGTAGTGGTGCTAATCTTGCTTCTACCAATCAAGACTACATTAAAGATGGTTTTGCTGGTGATTTGTTTGGCAAGATTACAGTTAAGTATGATCCGTTTCCACTTCGGTTTTCCGATAATGGTTCATGGGTTCAACCGCAAAGTGTTGTTAACGGTAAAGTAGTTCCTAATCCGAACTATACTAAGTTCAATGCTTATAATAGTTCTTCTGCTTCTATTGGTTCTAACGAAGTTGCCTTCTTGTGTGGTGCAGATGCGTTTAAGACAATCTCTGTTGGACCACCACCGAAAGAATTCGCTGGTAAGAACATCTCTAAGAAGAAGTTGTATGGCATGAACTGGAATGGTCAAATTGACTTGACCGATCAGTTCTTAGTTCCAACTGCTGATCAAGGTGTAACTCACGCAACTAACTGGGATATGAACGTATACGGTGATTATCTGAAGTTTATCTCACAGACAATTCACGGTGGTATACCTGGTGATGCAAGACATTGTTTACCAATTGTTTTCCGTCGCAGACGTACCTCTTAATTAACACATGGGGGGAGGTTTTCTCCCCCCTTTTTTAAAATATTATGCCTATAGTAAGAACAGATATAAGAAAAGATCGTGATGTTACAATTAACGATCCAGTAGAAAATGGTTTTGGGACAGTAGCCGATGATACTCCCGGTGATTACAGCCAACATATAAAGTACGAAATTGCATTATTTCAAAATGTAGGAGCAACGAATCTTTATGTACTTTATGGAACTGGTACTGTGTCTACTTCAAATTATCATGTAAAGCTTACACCCGGGACACAAGTAGATTTAAATGATATTATTGGTGAACGAATAAGCATAGTATCAGACGCAAGTTCAGGATTAGGTGTTTTTACATTAGCAGCACCAAATCATTCTCATACAGATTTACCAGCATCACCACCAAACGATATAAACGGACAGTAATATGGCAAGAATTGTACAACAGGGTTTTATAAGCACATCAGGAACTTCTTTCGAGAACGAACCCATCATCAAGTCAGACGGTGCTGGCGAGATGATGCAGTGGCAACCATCTGACGGTGGTGCTGATGGTATATACATAATACAAGATGCAAGTAGTGGTTCCGCTGAACTAGGTATCGGTGTTTCACCGACTGCACCGTTAACAATTAGTGCGCCTGACCCGCAAATTTTAATTTCTGATTCTGCTGGAACAAATAAGTTAGTTGAAGTTCGTAGTAACAATGGAAACTTTGAGTTAGTTTCAAGAGACAACGCTTCTAATGGCGCATTTAAATTTATAGGTGAAGCAGGTTCCACTGAGACTACTCAGATGGAAATTTCTGCTGCGGGTGTAGTCTCAATAGGTGCTGCTAGTGGCGCGACTCATCCTAAATTTCAATTAGTTCCCGGCACTTCGTCTGGAGACTCAATGATTCAATTTCGCAATACTGCGAATGATGGAACAGTCGCACAGATAAAAGCTAAACAAACAAGCGGCACAGTAGATGGGTTAGCTATTGGAACAGGCGAATCAGAACACTTTGTTATCGACGCTAGTGGTGCAGTTACTTTTTCGTCTGATGACCATAGCGATCAGTTTGTTATTACTAATGCAGAAGCTAGTTCAAGTTCTGCACCTGATTTGGTTCTGTATCGCAACTCAGCTACACCAGCTAATTCTGACAATCTTGGGTTAATTCAATTTAGAGGTGAAAACAGTGCTGATGAAGCTATTAACTACGGTTCAATTTTAGGAACTGCAACTAACGTAACAAATGGCAGTGAACATTCTAAGCTAACATTTTATACTTTCGCCTCTGGAACTGAAACAGCAACGCTAACGCTTGAGAGTGGTGCAGTATCAATGCCAAGCGGATCAGTAACAATTGGTTCACTAGACATCGGACACGGTGCTGGCGCACACGTTACTAACACACAAGTTGGAACAGACGCTTTAGATTCTAGTGGCGGTGGTGCAGAACATAATACAGCAATTGGTAATAGTGCGGGAACAGCAGTTGGAAGCGGAAAAAGAAATACATTAACTGGTTCGCTTTCTGGTGCAGCAATAGTTTCTGGCGATGACAACACAGCTATTGGTTACAATGCTTTAAATGATTTCACAGGATCAGATGCGACTGCTGTCGGTAGTGGTGCAGCAGACGTTGCAGTTAGCCAAACTGGTTTAACTGCTGTTGGCACAGGTGCTTTAGGGGCAGCAACTTCTGGGAATTTTAATACTGCTGTCGGTAAAGATGCTTTAGCTACAACTGTAGACGGGGCAAGCAATACGGCGGTTGGTCGTGATGCTTTAGGTGGTGCGGATTGTGCAGATAATAACACAGCAGTTGGTAAAGACTCGCTTAAAGTTTTCACAGGATCAAGCGCAACTGCTGTAGGTTCTGGCGCATTAGACGCTTGCACGACTGGTGCTGAAAACGTGGCGGTGGGTAGTGGCGCATTAGGTGCTGTTATTGACGGACATTACAACACTGCTGTCGGAACGTCTGCGTTAGCTACCGATTGTGGTAGTTCAAATGTTGCTGTTGGTCGTGAAGCACTAAACGTATTTACTGGAGATGAAGCAACAGCAATAGGTGTATCAGCAGGAACAAAAGCAACAAATCCGAATTACCTAACAGTTGTTGGTAGGAGTTCATTTAGCCAGTTAGTAAATCAAGCTAGTAACACAGGTTTGGGTTGGAAAGCTGGTGAGAATACAATTGGAACAGCAAATACTTTTATTGGCACTGCCGCTGGGCGTAAAGCAGGTGATGTTGATGATTCAATAGCAATCGGAGTAGACGCATTAAACGGTAGCAGTTTTTCAAATGCTACTTGTGATTTAAACAGTTCAACAACTGTTACTTGTGATTCAAACACGGACATAATAGTCGGACAAGCTGTTCAAGGAACTGGCATTCCAAATGGCGCGTATGTTACAGCGGTGAATGATTCAACAGCAGTTACTTCATTTACTTTATCTGCTGCGGCTACAACTACTGTAAACAACACAACTCTTACGTTCATAAAAGGAACTGGTGATTACAATATTGCGATTGGCAACTATTCCCAAGATGGATTCACTTCAGGACTTGGAAATGTCAGTGTGGGTTATCATTCATTAGGTGCTATTACAACAGGTCAATACAATACTGCACTAGGACATCAAGCGGGTTACTCAGCAACAGGTTCCAACAATATTTATCTTGGAAGAAACGCAAGCGTTTATGGAACTAGTCAAAGTTATTGTATTGCTATTGGTGATGCAGCTTTAAGTGGTGATGGCAGCACAGCACCTACTGGTAATTACAACATAGCAATAGGTGGACTTTCTTTAGACGCAAGCACAACGGGATTTGCTAATATTGCTATCGGACACGAAGCCGGAACCGCAATGGTTAATGGTAATTACTTAACTGCTGTTGGACACAACGCAGGTAAATTAATTGCTGACGCACATCAATGCACAGCGATTGGATTTAATGCATTAGCGGCAGACGCTGGTAACTACAATACAGCAGTTGGTGCAGGTTGTTTAACTAGTTGCACAGGAACTGAGAATACTGCTGTAGGTCAAGGAGCGGGATATTCATTAACTGGTAACAGCTCAACCTTAGTGGGTTTTGGTTCAGGTGATGCGATCACTACTGGTAATAATAATACAGCAGTAGGTTCTCTCTCTTTGGGTACAAGTATTGACGGGGCTAATAATGCAGCATTTGGATATACGGCTTTGGGTAATGCTGATTGTGGCGATGACAATACCGCTATTGGTCAGGGCGCACTTAAAGTTTCTACTGGCAGTGCTAACACAGCAGTAGGTTCTGCTTCGGCTGACGCAGTAACAACTGGAACAGGTATAGTAGCTGTGGGTTACGCTGCATTATCAATTTCAAATGATGGTAATCGAAATACTGCGATTGGAAGTTTATCAATGGCAGATGGACAAGTCGCAGATGACAACACTGGTGTTGGTTATGAAGCACTTAAAAATGTAACAAACTCTGATAACGTAGCAGTTGGTTCTTTAGCAATGAGAAATGGCACTAGCCAAGATCACTGTGTAGCTATCGGACGTTCAGCTATGGAAGGTGACGGGTCTACTGCACCAACTGGAAATCATAATGTTGCAATTGGATCATTTACATTAGATGCAGCAACGACAGGTTATTCAAATGTTGCTATTGGATACGGTGCAGCGTCTGGAGTTATTAATGGCCCCGCCAACATTGCGATTGGTCACGGTGCATTAGAAACTGAAGACGCAGGAACGGGTAACATAGCAATCGGTCACTTAACACTGCAAGACCAGAACACTGACGCAGGACGCAACACAGCTATTGGGTTTAACGCAGCAACTAATTTAACTACAGCAGAAGACGGTGTTTACATCGGTTACTCTGCCGGAGGAAACGGAACAATTACGGGACCATACAATGTGGTGATTGGTAAGAACGCAGGTTACGATCTTACTTCAGGATCTCACAACACTTTAATCGGTGTAGATGCAGGAACTAATTTTACAAACAACACTGCTAACATAGCTATTGGATTTGGTTCATTAGACGCAGCAGCAGCAAGTGAGAGTTACAATGTTGCAATCGGTGTAGGAACTTTAGGACTTGAGAACTCTGACGGATCTGGATGTGTCGCAATTGGACACGCCGCACTTACTGCTCAGAACGTAGTTTCAGCAAACAATACAGCGGTAGGTTATCAAGCAGGTGCAGCGTTAACGACCGGAACTGATAACTCTTTCTTTGGTTATAATGCTGTTGGTCTAGGAGTTGCCACAGGAGATAACAATTGTGTTTTTGGTAAAGGTGCTGGATACGATCTAACTTCTGGTCATTCCAATGTAATTCTTGGAAAGAATGCCGCTCAGAATTTTACGGCAAATAATAACAATGTAGTTATTGGTATAGACGCGCTAGAAGCAGCAGACGCTGGTGAACATTACAACGTAGCGATTGGTTCAGAGACATTAAAAACAATCAATCAACCAAACGGTGACGGTAACGTTGCTATAGGATTCCAAGCGTTCAAAGATTTAAACGTAGCTAATCCGAAAGGTGTAGCTATTGGTTATCAAGCTGCACAAGGTGCAACTACTTCAACAGAGTCAACTTATGTTGGTTACGAATCTGGTGGTTCTGGTGTTATAACTGGTAACAGAAATACTTGTTTAGGTTACGCATCAGGTAAAGTTCTCACGAGTTCACAATACAATGTGTTTGTAGGTGCATATGCAGGTGACGCAGTTACAACAGGGGGAGAAAATACTGCTGTAGGTGACAATGCGTTTGGTGCTTGCGACGATGGCACTCAAAATACCGCAGTTGGAAAGGAAGCTTTAACAGCTAATTGCGGCGATTCAAACACTGCACTTGGTTATTCTGCACTAAGAAATTTTACTGGTGGACACACTACAGCGGTTGGATCAGGTGCAGCACAATCTTTATCAACTGCTACTGGATGTACAGCGATTGGTCGTGAAGCATTGAATGTAAACGCAACTGGTAATGACTGCACAGCGGTGGGTTATAAAGCGTTGGAACTTACAACTGGTCTTGGAAATACAGCAGTTGGTTCTTATGCGTTAGATGAACTAAGTGCGGGAACTCAAAACACAGCAGTCGGTGCTTTTGCACTGGGTGAAGCTGACGGCACTGAATTAAGAAATACTGCGATTGGTTATGCAGCATTGCACGAACTAAACGACAATAGTGCAGACAATAATATTGCTATCGGATTTGAAGCTGGTCGGTATCACGAAACAGTAGATACAGCTACACCGGGAACGGGTGGTGAATTTAATACTGGTTCACCAGACGGAACTAACCAAGCCAGCACAAACTCAATCTTTATTGGTTGTGATACTCGTTCTGCATCTACTGGTGACACAAACTCAATTGTTATAGGTCACACCGCAGTATCAAACGGTGATCACACAATAACGCTTGGTAACGATAACACTGGTGCAATTCATTCTGCTGGTGGATCAATTGCCGGGTTATCAGATCGTCGTATTAAGCGGGACATAGTTGATAATAATGTTGGTTTAGAATTTATCGAGAAGTTAACAACGATTAACTACAAGATGTTGAACCCCGCAGATTGGCCGGAAGAAATTCGCAGTCATCAGTATCGCGTAGAAGAACATCAGAATCTCGTAACACCTGCTGTTAAAGCTAAACCCGAAGTTTGGGAAGAAGCAGTCGAAGAGGTTGTTGAGGTTATTGAACACGCTGCAACTGAAGCGGTCACTGAAACTATTGTTCACCCAGCGGTTGAAGAGGTAATTGAAACTACAGTCATACCGGCTGTGGAAGAAGTAACTGAAACAATTACATATCCAGCAATTGAAGAAGTTACTGAGACAATCATAACACCTGCGACTGAAGCGGTGTATGACGATGTAATCATCCCAGCAATAGCTGAAGAGACTGAAGAACGAGTCACTCAAGAAGCGCAAGAAGAGATCATTGGTCAGCGTCAAAAATACACTGAAGAAGATGTCACTGAAGATGTTACTCGCATAGAGATCGTTGAAGAAGACGGCAAGTGGATTCGCAAAGAGATTACTGAATCAGTAACCCGCACAGAACGCACACCAGTTTACGAAGACTGCGACTTGTATGATGAAGATGGAACACTTTGCACAAGGTGTGTAACTCCAGCTAAAGAAGCTGTCACAGAAGAACAGCAAGTTCTTGATGAGAATGGTGACGGTGTAGTTGGCGAAGACGGTAATCCAGTAATGGAGACAGTTGTTATTGAAGAAGCTGTTGCCGAAGTTCGTGTGCCAGAGATCCACCGTGTTCCAGTGATGGAAGACTACGTTCAACAAGAAGCTAAAGAAGAAGTAGTTGAAACATTTGTTATTCGTGCAGCGGAACCAGAAAGAACTGAAAGCAGACTGGTTACACCAGCACAAGAAGAACGCACTGAAGTTCGCATTGTTACTCCAGCGGAAGAAGAACGAACCGAAACACGGGTTGTAACTCCTGCTGAACCAGAACGCACAGAGACAAGAATTGTTCAACAAGCTGAAGAGGAGCGCACTGAAACAGTTGTTATTAAGAAAGCACAAGAAGCGTGGACTGAAACTAAAGTAATAACTCCTGCGAGTGAACGCAGATTAGTTAGTCCAGCGGTTGAAGCTAAAGATGCAGTTTATGAAACTGTGACTGTTCCAGCCGATGAACGACCAGAAGATAATGACACCAACTATGTTGGACTGATCGCACAAGATGTGCAGACAGCTATGACAGATGCGGGTATTGATTTTGATTTGGTAACTGAAGGTGCGAACGGGAAGTTGGCAGTTAAGTATTCTAACCTTGTCATTCCACTACTAAAAGCAGTACAAGAACTGAGTGCAGAAGTTAAAGCACTGAAGAATGGATAAGGTAACAGACGTATTCAACTCGTTGTATTCAGCAGTTGTACAAGCGCAAAAAGAAGTTGAAGGGAAATACATTGAGAACATTGACAAAACTTATTTTGAAGATGGAAAACCCAAGACCGTCACAGTTGAACTGGGGGGAAAGCAAATTGAAATTCCTCTCTTTTCACTTGTACCGCACAACGCACTCAAGATTGAAGAGTGTGAAATAGATTTTGAAATAGATTTAAATTTTAACAAAGAAGCTACTGGATGTTTTGGAAAACTCAGAAAAAAGAAAATGGCTAATGTTAGAATAAAATTTGCTGGTTGTGATCAAGCAGAAGGGCTTGCACGAATCGGTGATGGTTTAGTTAAAACAATACCTACAGTATAATGGCAGCAGACTCAGAACAATTGGCAGACTTTCAAGGCTTACCTATTAAGTCATTAATCGTCGATCCACTTCTTGCAAGCGCACGTGGACAACGTGACTTAGCAATGGTAACGATGGATTTTATAAATGAATTTGGCTTCGAGACAGATCCAGATACAAAGAAGTTAAAAGCAAGAACTGTTGACGTAGAAGTAGAAAGACTTATTGAAGGACGTACTACACCACAAAAGCAGATGCTAAAGATGCCATTGATTTCTATGGTTACAATTCCTAACTTATCTATACAAGATGTGGACATAGACTTCACAATGGAAGTTAAGTCATCTACATCACAGACAGATGAAAAGGGCAATACACAAACTGATACAAGTAAAACAGAAGCACACGCAGATGTTAGTGGTAGCTTTTGGGGCGTGTCAGCAAGCGCAGGATTTTCACATGAGAAATCTCATACTGGTGTAGTTTCTAGCAAATCTACAAACACACGCAATACAGATTTTAGTGCCAAGTATGATATTAAAGTAGCAGCAAAACAGAATCCACCAGCAGAAGGCATGGCAAAGTTCACACAGATGATGGCATCTGCAATGGAACCTGTTAACACTCAAGCTAAATAATTTATGGACGAGACTCCAGACACAAAGAAGGAAACCGTTACTATTGACGGCAAAGAACACAACGTAGCAGACCTCTCACCAGAGCAGGTTGTGCTAATAAACCATGTAGCTGATTTGGACAATAAAGCACGTTCAATCAACTTCAATTTAGAACAAACCGTTGGAGCGAGAAATCACTTCATGGGTTTACTAAATAAATCATTAGAAGAAAAAGAATAATATGCCATACGGAAAAGGAACTTACGGTAGTAAAGTTGGTCGCCCTCGAAAAAGAGTAAAGGGCGGCCAACGATTAATGGAATTGTCAAGGGCAGGTATGAAACGCCGCCTTGCTAAAAAAGCCAAAGTGGACAAGAGTTCACCATCAGCAACTAGGACAAAGGTTAAGGTAACTATGCCAAAACCTAAACCAGTTGCTAAGAAAGCTGCACCTAAATCTACTGTAGCTAGTCGAAGCAAGACAGCAATGCGTACACCTAAAACAGCAGGACCAGTAGCTAAAAAGAAACCAGCTAAAAAGAAAGTAGCTACAACAATGGTTGATGCAAAAGGTCGCACAAGATCCATGAATCCGAAAACAGGCATCCCACCAAAACGCGGTCGCTTAACAAAAGCACAATCTGCTGCGAATGAAATGCGTCGTAAGAATTTAAGATCTGAAACTGCTGGTTTACAAAAGAGACAAAAGGAACAAATGGCAGCTTTAAACGAAGCAGAACTTGCAGGTGAGATTGCATACGGTCTTGCTACTGTTCCAGTTGGAGGGCCGCTGCTAGGTGGTGCAAGTAAACTAGGCATGGCTGGAATAAAAGCTGCACCTAGAATTGCAAAAGCAGGAGGAGCTAAAGCATTAGCTGGTGCTAAAGTAGCTGGCAAGAAAGTAGCTAGTGGTGCATCAAAAGCTAAACGCGTAGCTAAAGAAGCAACTAAAAAAGGTGTAGCAAAAGTTAAACGCGGGGCAAGAATTGCAAAAGTTGTTGGTAAAAGAGCAGATAAAAAACTATTAAAGGCTCAAGGTTTAGAGCGTAAAGGTGGTAAGATTCAATCAATTAACCCATTCAAGACTAGAACAAAACGCAAAGCTGCAACTACAAAAAATAAAAAGCCTAAGACTTCAGTATTTAGTGCAGGACAAGGAGCTAGAGCTAAAAAAGCAGCAGCAACACGCGCAAGAAGCAAAAAACAGATGGAACAAAATATCAAAAATGCAGCAAAACAACGCAAAGCGGCAGCAAAGAAGAAGCGTAAAAAATGACGCAAGAAGAACAGCTAACAGAGTTTACACGAAAGATTTGTAAAGCCGTCGAGTACTCAGATATGGAATACGACTTGACAACTGAGCAAATGATTGGTGTACTAGAAGTTGCAAAACAGATGATAATAGCGAAGTTCTTAAATGAATCTTGATGATATAAAAGTGTGCTTTGCATCAGTTACTGGTCTTGGAAATTGGATGTTAGACATTGATATGTTACTTAAAGTAGGCATATCAATGGCTACTCTTTTTTATATAATACTTAAAATACGACAACTACTAAAAAATGGCTGACGCAAGGTTAAAGAAAGTTGGAGTATCTGGTTATAATAAACCAAAGAGAACTCCTAGTCATCCAACTAAGTCGCACGTTGTTGTGGCTAAAGTAGGTGATAAAGTAAAAACGATTCGGTTTGGACAACAGGGTGTTAGTGGTGCGGGTAAGAATCCTAAAACAGCTAAAGACAAAGCTAGAAAGAAATCTTATTACGCAAGGCACAATGCCCAAGATAGCAAACCTTCAAAATTAAGTGCAAGATTTTGGTCGCATAAAGTTAAATGGTAATGAATAAATTAACAAAACGGCAAGAGAATGCTTTAGCTAGACACTCTAAACATCATACCACTAAACACATGAGTAGTATGAAAAAGTTAATGAAGCAGGGCAAAACTTTTGGTGAGTCTCACAAGATAGCTATGAAGAAAGTAGGAAAATGAGTCTATATAAAAATATAAATAAAAGGAAGAAAGCTGGAACAAGTCGGCCTAAGTCGAAGTCTACGATTTCGAAAAAAGCTTATGCCAATATGAAAGCAGGATTCCCTAAAAAGAAAAAGTAAAATGCTAAACGGCAAGAAAACATACATGACGGCAGCCGGAGGAATCCTTGCGGCTATAGGTGCATTCCTCTCAGGAGACATGGAAATAGGTGCAGCAATTAACGTTGTTGTTACTTCTTTACTAGCGGTGTTCTTGAGGAAGGGCGTAAAGAACGATACAAGTGGGGCTAATTAAAGCCATACTTGCATTGATTCTTAGAGCCTTTCCAATGGAGAGGCTTTTTATGCGTATTTCTGACAAGGCAACAAATGCAAAAGCAGCTAAACGTTATGAAGATAAGCTTGATGCTATTGATAATGCTATCTTGCGGTTGTCAGATGACGAAACTAAATGGGACAGCGAGACTGATGGACCACCCACAGTTTCCTTCGGCGGTGAGAGCAGCACCGGAGTTCACACGGGAAGCACTGAAAGAGATAGCGAGACTTGAGTATGAGCTGGAAAAAGAACAGTGATTTAAATTATGAGTTGGACAAGCATAACAAAAAGAACAAAGTTCGCGATCGTCGCAATTACAAAAAGGATAAAACCAACGGTAACAACAATCGTAAAAAGAAGTAAGCCAACAGTTTCGGCAATAACAAAACGATGAGTGCAGAATATATTATAGATAGGTTTGGTAAGAAAGTTGGTTTGAATCCCAGTGATGAGAACCAGCGTTTTGTTATATTAGACTTCCTTAACGAAGCCATGCAATCAGTCTACGAGTTTGTAGATATTCCCGGTGCTTTAGTGGAAGAAGAATTCTATGTAGCGGGTGATCAACGCATTGCCATGAGTCGTGACGTACAGTCTGTTCGTGCAATGCGTGAAAAAGAAAGTCAGTTACCTTGGACTGCAAGAAATCTTTTATCAGAATACAATCACAATAATTGGCCAAGTGATCATCGCTGTTGGAGAATCGTTGGCTATGAACCATTAAAGAAATCTTTACCGACAGCTACAACATCTACAAGAGGGTCAACTGCAACAGGACTAACGGTTCAAGCTTATGCGAATATTGCAGCCACAGAAAAACTTGCGATTACATTTGAAACATCTACATCAGATAGACAAACAGTTACAATAACTCCCGGCGCACACACAGGATCATCACCAGATGCAACAGCAGTAACGTTAGCAACTCAGCATACAATATCAGGCATATCCAGTATTAGACGTTATGATACAGACAATGAACGTTACGGTAATTATGCAGAAGATGGTGGAGGATTGTTTAAACTTGTAGATACATCTGATACTACAATTGTTTATTCTGAAATACCGCATGATGAAACTGAAGCACAATATTTAATCGTGGATGTTTCAGAGTTTCCTTGGGATGAAACTTCTGCACAGGATGACGATCATACATTACAAATTTTATATAAGAAAAAGTTAAAATACATTAAGAGCGACAATGATCCATTTCCTTTGTATGGATTTGAGAACATTGTAATGCACAAGATGATGCAACTTTTCTTGGAAGAACAAGGCAAGCTACAAGAAGCAAATGTTTATGATTCAAAAGTTGTTAGGGATCTAGGCAGAAAGATTGCAGACTTGGAGCGAGGACAAGAACGTAGGATGCAGTTTGGTAGACATCCTCACGACAATATTACTTTAGCAAGACGCTATCATTACTATCGTGGCTAGTTATGTACAAAGATCTTTTGTAGGCGGCATGAACCTATCGGTGGATGACACACGATTAGGCGAGAACGAATATAAGTTTGCAAAGAATGTACGCAACAGATTTGGAACACTTGAAGGTGTTAAGAATGCCAAAGATATTTCAAGTGACATAGGTGCGTTTACGTCTAATCCACCAATACAAGCAATTTATTCAGTCGGTGAATATGTATTTGTATTTTTCAACGGTGGTTGCAAATACAGAAAGCCAAATAATCCAGACACAACTTGGTCTACATTATACAGTTCTGGAACTATGGATAGGTCTGCTGAAATATTTGTACAAGCAGTGCCAGCATCTACACAAAACTTTCTTCGTAAAGAGACTCAAGTAGCAGGTGCATCATTAGAATTAGACACAGCAACTACAGTACAAAAAACTGTGTCGGCTGTCGTAGTTCAAGACGGTATTAACACGCCAAGAATTATAGAAATTGCAAACAACGTTGCCGAAGATCGTACTGCTAAAACATACGCACAGTGGTCTGATGGAACAAGAACATCGCGTGAATATATTCCTGTTGGAAAACAAATGGCGTTTTTTAACAATAAATTATTTGTTGTAAGTAAAGATGGTACAGAAATTTATCACAGCGTTAGTGGTCGTCCATTAGATTTTGTTATACCAATAGATACTTCAGGCAATAAAATAAATGCAGACGAAACTATTGGAGGCGCACCAGCAACAGCGTACACTGTAGGTTACAATGAGATAACTGCTTTAAAGACTTTAAACAGTGACGGTCTATTGGTATCTACAAAAGGTGGATCATACGCAGTCGCTCTTGATTATGCGTTTACCGTTTTTGGTGAACCTTCGTTCACCAAGCAGTTTCTATTTACAGCCAACACAATAAATCAAAAATCATTTATTGAACTATTAGGTGACTTTGCATTCATAGATCCAGAAGGATTACGGTCATTCAATGCAGTGCAACAATCAAAGAACGAAGCTCGTAACTCAGTGTTCTCGTTAAAGGTAGCAAGATTATTTAAAGACGTTGTACAAACACCAAACAAATGTGCAGCCATTGCGTTTGATGACTATGCTTTGTTTGCGTGTAACACAATCTACGGTCACGGCATATTAGTCTTTGACATACTTACGCAACAATTTGTTAGCTTTGATCAATTCACCGATGACAGCAATAGTAACATTGGTGCAGTCATTGAGTTTGCAAAAGTAGAAACAAACAACAGACGAGAACTGTTTGCTATAACACATGGCACAACAACAAGTTCTGGCGATCCAGCATACAAATGCGTTAAGCTTTATGAAGGTACAAACTTTTCAAAAGCTTATTTAGAAACCAGAGCATTCTGTACGTTTGACACAAGGGTAGAACAGAAGCCTAGAGAACTACGGTTACTCTATAATAAAATACAATTAGCTTCAGCAGTTACAGCGATACAACGAGTGAACGATGAAGTCACACCAGATTCGTCAGCAGGTTCACAAACAAAATCAGTTTCGGCACAAGCAACTCCAGTAAAATTTCCAGTAAAACTGCCAGTAAACTGGAGTGGTCCTAAACGAATACAAAATTTACTATACAATTTTCAAAGTGGTCAACAAGGTTGGAAAATATCATACGCATTACAGTGGACTAATGGAGTCACGCTATCCAACATACAGATTGACACACAAGATATTACACCAATGAATCCAATGTTATCACAAGCTTATGTCAGTTAACGTATCACATACAGACTTTACAGATGCGACAACGCTGTTCGCTGATTTAGCGGCAGCTAATGCCATGCTGGACGGTCTAACAGTACCGGACGCAACTACCAGCACAGATGGAGTTGTAAAGAAAGCAGCAGCTTCAGCAGATATTGCTACTGTTGGAGGCACATCAGTAGGAGGTGCGACAGCATCTACTGCAATTTCGTTTAATCCTTCGGACGCAAGTCATCCGACACGAGATGAAATCAGAGTAGCTTTAATAGAAATGGCATCACAAATGAATCACTTGAAAGCACAACTTAGATCAGCGGGGGTATTAACATAATGAACTTCTTTAAAGATTTATTCGACAAGTTAATAGAGACTACTGGAGGAGCAGCAGGAGGTTTGCTTTCACCATTCCAAGGAATGCTCAGTAGTGTTGGTAGTTTGTTTAGCGAAGATGGTGTACTTAGTATGGACAATCTTGTCCAAGCTGGAACTCTATTTGCACTTGCTGAAGGTCTTAGTAGTAATGACCAGAAAAAATCAGTTCAAGCATTACGAAAAGAATACGAAAGTTTTTTACCAGCATTCACTCAAGCAAAGATTGCAGCAGGTAAAGCAGAAGCAATGGCAACAGACGATGTAAATGCTTTATTAAATTACGGAATAGTAACAGAACGTAATGCAGATGGTCAGGTTACAAAACGTACAAAAGGTCCACTAGGAGGAAGCGAAGGATTAAGATACGAAGAACTCTACGGAGTTAAGCCACAATACGAAGTTGACGCTAACGGTAACATTGCAATTGATCAAGAGACAGGCAATCCTGTAACTGTAAGAACTGGTAGACCGGGACAAATGCAGATTGCTAATGAAGCGCAACGTGAAGAACAACGTAAAGCTGCAATGGCATCAACTCGTACAAGAGTTGATCAGATGGCTGAGTCTGGTAAACCACTTGCACAACAGTTTAGAAGATTTGAACGAGAACTATCACCAGAAGTTCAAAGAACACAAAGACAAGCAGGTAAAAGCTTTCGTGATTTGTTAAGAGCGCAAGATCCTACAAAACTTTCTGGATCTGAAATGGCTAATGTAGAACGAGGTCTTGGTCGCATGGGCATTGGTCTTGGTCGTACATCTGAGATGGATAAGTACAAAGCTGCAATGACATTCGGTGATGCACTTGCTAACAAGCAACAAAGACTTGGACAGGCTTTAGGTCAGACAGGAAATGTAACAGCAAGCCTGAGATCAAATGTAAATCCCGGTTCTGTATTTGGTGAAGGTACAACTACAACTCCTTCAATGCCGGGACAAGTCACAGGATTTGGCAACACAGCAGCGACAGCACTTGCACCAGTTGCTAATATTATTCAATCAAAAACCGGCGAGATGGGCGGCAAAGAAGCGTTACAAAAAGTAATACTACCTAATTAAAATGGCTAATTTATTTGAACTAACTAATAGGCGTAAGCGAGCTAAAGAGTTTGCTGATAGATTCCGTGAAGGAGCTACTGAAGCAGAGCGTGAGTATTTTGATCAATACTATCAAGAGCCGTCGGCTAGTCCAATACTTCAGCGAGATGAGTTAACACGACAACTTGATGAGGGTGAAGGTTTAAAGCGACAATTAATGGCTCGTGGTATGAACGATTTACAAGCACAAGATGCTGTAGAGCGTGAGAATCAAGCAAGACAGGCAGGTCAAAAACGCCTTACACAAAACCTAATGACTACACAAGCTACTCCCGGCAGTGTTAGTTATGGAGAAGGTTATGGTAAATACAGATCTAGTCTTGATGATTCAATGGGTGAACAGTTCGAGCCATTAACTGCTGATGAATGGTCTAGGCAACGAGCCATTGAAATGGGCATGGCACAAGATCGTCAAAGAGACGCAGCCGCAAGAGCAGCTTCCGGCACAGTTGATCAAACTATAGAACTAGCTCAAGCTAAACTAGAAGAGACACAGTCAAAACTTCCAGCAATACAAGCTGATTCAAAAACAGCAGAACGTGTTTCACAAATGCAGTTAAAGAATATTGATATTATTCGCACATCGAAAGATTCAGCAGAAATTCAGAAGGCATTAACTGACATGGATAATATTAATAGAATCTTAGGTAAAGGTTCAAGATCTGCGGGTATGCCGGGATATGGACCAGCTACTTTTGTTGATGAAGAACTAGAACAAGAACTTGCTAAACAAGAATCAGGATCACAGCAATCACCAGCATTAACGGGTGACTCTGGATCACAGTTCAGATTAAGACCACAACGAGTTGAGGCAAGATCAGCAAACGAATGACGTTAGAAGAAGAAAAGCGCAGACTTCGTGAGAGGTACAACATACCTGACAATGTTGATATACTCACAGATGAAGAATATTATCTAGCAGAAGCAGAAGAAACTTCAGCAGCAGAGGCAGGAGTTAAGTCTGGTTTAAGATCTTTAGTTCCCGGTGCTACTGGTTTAGCTGCAATGGCAGCAGCAAGTAAAGGACTTGCTAGATTACCGATACCCGGACCAGTTGGTGTAGGCACAAAGATAGTTGGTACTCTTGGCAGTGCAATACTTGGTGGTATCGCTGGTGAAATGGGTCAAACAGAAGTTGAAGAAGCTATTCGCGGTGAAGAGGCTGTGCGTGATTCTCAGATGCGTAGAGCAGCGGAGCGAGAAGTGCATCCAGTTTCTACAGTAGCGGGTGAAATAATTGGTGGTGGTATTGGTGGTGGCGTGAAACCTTCCATCGGACTTCTTAAAGGCGGATCAACACTTACTGGTCTTGCTGATGCAGCAAAGTCAGGACTTGGTACAAGAGCCAAGATGTCTGAAGCAGCTAAGTATGCAACATCACAAGCAGGATTTGGTGCAGGTATCGGAGGTGCAGTTGAAGGTGCAAGACAATACGCAGAAGGAGACTTTAGTCCAGCAGCATTAGGTACAGCAATGGTTGGTGGTGCATTGTTTACTGAGCCATTTGCACATGGCAGAAAATTACTTGGAGGAGGTGCGCCGCCAATGACAGATCCAACACCAAGAGATCTTGAGTATGGATTCTCTACTGGTCCCGATCAGATAACACCATTGACTGATGACCAAGCTTACCTCGCAAGGTCTACACTGAAAGGTGATAAAGTTGCAACTGAGTTTACAAAGAAGACTCTTGTAGAAGATGCTAACGAACGAATTGAAAAGCTAAATGACTTTGAAGAGTTCAATGAATTTAAAGAATCAATAGACGCAAAAGCAGATGAGTTACGAACAACACCAAGCAAGCCAAAGAAATCTTTAGAGTCTGAGTTCAATGTTGAGAACAAAGAAATAAGTGATCCTGACATTGAAGCTGCACTTGGTAAGAAGTTTCCAGAAGGAAAGAAGCCAACACCAACAGAGCAGCAGAAGAAAGATTTAAGAGCAGCAGCTAAAAAAGAAATTGAAGCAAGAATAAATCGTTACACAAGTGATGAGCTTGCATCCAGTTATGCCAAGCTTGCAGCAGTCAAACGTTCAAAGTCAGCCTCACAATTTTTAGGTGATACAAAAGTTTCACCAGAACAAGCAAGAGATGCATTGTATAAAGAAGTCGAAAGCAAAATGCCAGTTGACTTGTTTAACACTGCAAGAAATTTGGCTGACAAACGTGGCGTGACAATGCGTATTGCAGTTAATCAAATTGTAAATAACGCAAAGAGTAGAACAGTTGGCTACGTTGGAAGAAACAATCGTGAAGCTGTCATTAGTCTTGATGATCTTGTAAAAAATACAGACACACCATTCCATGAAACTGCTCATGTGTTTGTGCGTGATATGATTCAGTCATCCAATGAAACTGACAGCAAACTAGCTCAAGGTTGGCTAACTGATCTACTGAAGAATGATCCTACATTTGATTTCAAAGCTGCAAGAAAGAAACTAGAAGACACTGGATACAAATTTAAAAACGATAAACAATTTCTTGAAGAGTTTTTAGTTACTGAAGGTAGCAAGAAACTTGAACAGCGTTTACGCAATCTACCTAAAGGCACGTTTGATAAAATGCGTCGATGGTATTCTGATGTAAAACGTGGTAACAAAGTTAAGTATGGTAAAGCAGCAGTCAATGACATCTTGGATTACATGGCTCAACGTCTTGAGTTAGATCCAAATCGAATCTTTGACAATGACTTGTGGATACAAGGTAAAATTAATTACCTAGAATACATTGGAGCAAAACCTAAAGAAAAGTTAGTAGACTCTGATGGCTACCATAGTGCCAGTAAAGTTGTTGATGGTGTTAAATATGAATCAAGTGTAAACATATATGACATACCAAAAGAACTTGAAGACTTGCTTGCACTACCAGAACGACCAAAGAATTTTGGTAAAAATTATGTCGAAGATCTTAATGAATTCAAAATCGCACTGGATAAAAATCATAGTTACAAGTCTACTATTGAGTACCTTGACGGACACTCGATACACGAAGGTAACTTCGACCAGTTCATGGACATCATGCGTGGACGTAACAGTGGTACACTCAAGAAACTTTACAAATCACTGGACAACAAACCTGAGATAATATTAAAGACACGCAGACCAGAAGAACCAGCAGGTTATTTTGAGCGTGATAAACTTGTTATCGGTATACCAACTATTGATGAATCATTTGATACAACTGTAGCTCGCTATCTTACTTATAGTAAATTGATGGACGATGTTAAAGTCAATGATCAGATAGGTAGTGCTTGGGTAATGGTTGCGAAAACTGGTATGTGGACACAGAACTATGAGCCATACATGATTCACAAGTTCTTGGACTACGCGATCAACACAAGCAACAAGATTGATGAAGGAGTAAAAGCAAAGCTACGTCATTACTACGATCACTTAAAGATTGAACCACTACGCGGTGGATACAAAGGACAGTCTGGTGATAGCATTGCAATGTATGATACTCGCATGATGCATCAAGGTGATGGTCTTCAAGGTATCTTAAAGAATCTACCAGAAGATATTAAGAAACAGTTTGCATACAGAATCGCACCTGTTGATGGACTAGGTATGAATGCCGATGAGTATGTAACATTCTTTGACAGTATACTGGATAACTTTGGCGTAGCTGGATCTTCAACACGCAAGGGATTCAATCATGTGCAGCGTTCCCCTGAAGCATTGCTTCAGGGTTTCTTAAATAAGAAAACATTCGACACTGTAGATAATTCAAAAGTTATATATGACGTAATCAAAGACGAGGGAATGTCATACTCAGAGTTTGATAGACTACAAGCATTGTGGACTGCACAGAAAGTACCGATTGATGAAGTGCTTGCCGGTGGAATGTATAAGAAGTTTGTTGATACAGCAGAAGATTCACTTGGAGTCAAAGGTCTTGATACTATTTTAAACAATGATCCAACTCCACCATCACCAAGACAGACTGAGTTCGATGATTTTACATCAATCAACAGATCAATAGTTGAAGAGAGTGGTGATGATTCATTAGCTAAAATTGATTCAGAAACTCCAATACCATTTGATGCGAAGCCAGAAGAGTTACCGACTGTAGATAACTATGAATCAAAAAGGTACAGTGAATTACCTGTGCCAAATGCTGATGATATAAAAACATGGCAACCACTTAAAAGATTCACACGAGTATTCAGACCAGTCATAGATAGAATCCGTGAACTTGGTACGGGCAAATCAAAAGCATTAAGTAAATACATTGCAGCAAAACTTGAGAACGTACACTCAGAAGAACGTGAGATCGTTGGCAAATATTTAGAGAAGACAATGCTTGCGTTAAGTGAAGTACACTTATCACCACAAGAACTATCTATACTAGGACGTTACCAAACAGAACGTTGGCATAAACATTTAAAATTAATTGAGGAGATAGATCCAAAGCTTTCAGAAGCTTACAACTTAAACACTCGCATTCGGTATTACGACAGAATGATTGAAAGTGTTTATCGTGACACTCGTACAATGCAGAATGATCTTGGACTAAAGGTCGCTGTGTTTAGAGACGGACAACCAAACTACGTTCCTGGTCAACACACGCTTGAGTACACACCAGAAATTATTAATCAGGAAAAGCGTAGAATTTTGATGACAGGCAAGAAGCAAAGTCCTGAGTATCAACAACTCAAAACTGAACTAATTGCATATTGGAAAAAGCAGGCAAGTGGAATGTCAGACGAAGAGTTTGCAGATGCAGTTAAGCAATCTCAAGACAAAGTCAAAGATGAAGGTGGTGAATTAGTAGAGATGCCATCCAATAAAATGACTGCTGATGATAAGTTTGAAGCGTTGTTTGAGAATCTTGCTTATGCTCTAAGAGCAAATGATAAGGAGATTGGCTCACATAGATTTAAAGCGTTGCGTGTAGCAACAGGTAGACTTGGATTGCCAGCAGCATGGATTGAAGATAACGCAATACAACGTATGACTCGTTATGTTGTCAGGTTTGCAAAAGACATGGCAATGTTTAAACACATTGAAAGTGATCCTAAGTCTAGGCAAATTCTTGGTCTACCAGACCAAGAAGGTAAGTACATATTTAAGCATGACCTTGAAGGCATGGAGAATGGTGGACCATTCAATGTGCGTGAAGTTAATCCCAATGATAAAACTACAATCGAAACTTTAGAACTTAAAGGTAAACCATTGTACAGTTCCAAGGAGATTGAATCTGTCATGGAAAACTACATTGGTTATTACGAAGATTGGGATCTTGGTATTAGAACAGCTAACCGATTGATTACATCTAGTTGGTTGGGTGCTGGTGCTGGTATTCGTGACTTCATGTCTTCCTATTTATTTGCGTTGCCTTACATGAGAACGCAAGACTTGCCAATCTTAGCAACACACTTGTTGGATTTAAGAAACGCGTGGAAGAAAAGCTTTGAGTATGGGATCAACAAATCAAACTTAAACAATCTTGAGTACAAAGCTGAGAGTGTAAACAGACTTGCTGATTGGGCAAACAGTACAGCAGATGCAATGCTACGTCTTGGTGGTCGTAATACTCTTGAGCAAGGTACTCGTGCTTTGCAGTTTGCATTTGGTAAACAACTTGTTTGGTCAGCACTTCATCTAAGACCGCTTGAAAAGCTAGGCATGAAAGGTGACATGACTGCTGATAGATTGATAGACACAATCCAAAGACAGATGGGTGAAGTCACAATTAAAGGCAAACGAGTTAACCTAAAAGATTATGTAGGCAACGGCAACAAAGCACCAGATGAGGTAATGAATAAAGCTGCCGCTGCATGGGTTGAAGTTAATCAAGGCACATACGATGCAAGAGGATTACCTAAGTTTACACAACGTGGTGTTATCAGTATGGTAACATCATTGTCACGTTGGTCTATTGAAAAAGCAGACCGCATGATGAAAGATGTTTATGTTCCATTGAGAACACAAGGTGATCCAAGACCATTGATCAAAGCAACACTTGGTGCAGTGATTGGCGGTGAAGCTTTACGTTATGCATCTGAAGTTATAGCCAACAAGATGCAAGGTGATCCACATATTATAGAAGCAATTCACATGGAGGATGACAAAGAACTTTTCTATGCTCTTGCTAATTCAATACAGTATGCAGGGTTCTTTGGCTTTCAGTCTGCATTAGTTTTTGATTTGTTAAAAGGTGGAAGATTTGGAATTACACAAGGCATACCCGGTGGCTTTACATTCCCAGCAATTGACCAAGGATTTAAAATAGCAAACGACTTTACAAAGTTTTTTGCTTCTGGCGAAATGATTGGAGAAAGCTTTGGAGAATCTTGGATGAAGTTTATTAGAAAAACTTTTCTTGATTTAAACCAAAGTTCCCGATACTTTGCTAATCATGTACTTTTATCTGAGGATATGTCCGAGTTCAATGCACGGACAGCAATGCGAAAATGGAATAGATTAACCACGGGTGTAGATGAGCAAGGCGTACCCTCAGATATTGGCAACCAATACAGATTCCCAGCTAAACAAAACTTTAGAAACGCATCTAACATAGCAGATGCAAGAACTCTGCTGCCTAAAGCAGTAAGAGAAGCGGCTCGTCACGCAATGGAAGAACATCCAAATGATGAAGCAAAACAGCAAGATCTCTTTAAACAAAAACTAAATGATCTATGGAGAGGCAACTGGAAATCCACACCAGCTTCACCGACAAGTAGAAAATACACTAGCCATAAAAGCCGTATTCAATACTTAGGACTACAGCCAAGCAAGGCAGACCTTGCAGCTTATCCAGATCTAGCTACAATTGATCGTAATGAAAAAGGCGCAGCACTCACTAGAAAGTTTGGATCTAAGATGATGAAAGGTACAATACTAGAGAAAGAGCAAGCCAAAGGATTAATTAAAACAGAACTAGAGTACGAAAAACTTAAACAACAAAAGAAAGCCTTGATTATGCGTTATGTGGGATCGCAAGGAAAACTTTTATGAAAGCATTGGGAGATCGGGGAGAACTTTTAGTAGCGCAAGAACTTATAGAACGTAGTTGGATTGTCTCGTTTCCGTTTGGTGACAACGCTAGGTATGATATTATAGCAGAGAAAGGTAGACACTTTTGTAGAATACAAGTTAAGTCTACCGAGAATGTAACGATGACTCCTAGACACGGACCTCACTATGCTTTTGGTTTATGTCACGGTAAAGCAGTCAAAGATACTTATGATAAAAGTTCTATAGACTTTTTTATTTGTTGTGCAATACAGAGAAAACGTTTTTGGGTATTGCCTATTGAAGATGTGACTTGCAAGACATTAAAGATTTTTATAACAGGCAAAAAGTATCACGAGTACGAAGCTGCATGGGATTTACTAAACTAAATGGATGAGAAGAAACAACAAGAAAACTTCTACAATGACTTGGAGAGACTGATCTCACGTTATTATGATGAATACGATATGTCGTATGAAAGTATAGTAGGTGTACTCACTCGTCGGGTAGTTAGTACAATACTTGAAGACATCGAAAGCGAAGATTCAGAGGAGGAAGAGTAGCAGCGTGACCAATAGCAACGTTATTGTTACCCGTTGTAATTCCACCTGCAACATAACCAATAGCAACGTTATTGTTACCAGTGGTTATGATATATTGCCTGAAGATTTTTCAGATGACCTAGACCTTGTCTGGTTCTGGTAGTGGCCAAGTTCCATCAAACTTAAAAGAACCTAACTCTTGAAACTTGTTGCCCCGGAGTTGTCTCAGGTAAGTTACCTTACCCGGACAACCTCTGAAGCAATCCATGTGTTTAACCAGTTCCAAAGCAAAGCGTTTATCACCAGCGAACTCCGTATCTAAACGTGCGTGTGTTGTGTATCTTGGAGGTTTCATAAAGATAAGCTGGTCAAGTTTCGTAAACCAAGAAACCGAAACTCATAAACAGATCCGTATTGCTCTCCAACGTCAATAAGAGAGAATCTGACCCAGCTAAAATTTGAGTGTATCGTAAACATCAGTGACACGAGCTTTGAACCAACCACCATTGTTGTCTACTTGTTCAGTAGTAACTAGGAATTCAAGAACTTGATCCAGTTCTTGTTTGGTAATTTCAGATACAAATTTAAGCCAAAGCTTTTTGTACCTTACGCCTGAGTCAGCGTCAATGATATACCGTAGTATATGCTTCGTGATTTCACCGATAGGATTTCTACCTACAGTATTGAAAGCTTCATGCATCTTGTGTTCTGTAATAGTCAACAACTTGAATGCACGTTGCATATCGTTTAAAGAGATCTCCATGCTTTTATGATCAGCAAAATGTATAAGCATGGCAGTCTTCAACAAGTGTACATTCTTTCTGCCATAATAATTATCTAACCGTGGATCTTTGTTTACTCGCTTGGAGTATAGTTCACCAGACTCATAAAGTTCTTTGTGCCATTCCTGCGCTTCCTTTGATAGAGACACTTCTCCGCAAATGTCATGTAGATTGTACAGTGTATCTATGATGTCTTTTCTGCACTGGCGTTGTTGATCTGTAAGACCGGGAAATTGTCTAAAGAATCTTGGAGCATGACCGAACACAACGATAACACGAGATGTAAATCCCTGAGAAATAATCTTATCGCTGAAAGCTTCACGAATAAATGAAGGCGTTGTACCTCCAAGCATGGTCACACAAATATTTGTAATGTCATCTGACCCTTGATGCTTACTCTTGTAATGATAACTTCGTGAATCATAAAACTGATTCAACATATTAACCATGTCTTCAGAGTTCTTCCTAAACAATACACCAAGTTCCTCAACCATAAAACAAATTGAATGATGAGATCTTTTCTTGGTTGCTGTGCCTCCAAGTCTCTTGTCTGGAATCTTAAACGTTCTGATACAATCATCACGCATGAACCTGAGTAAAGACTCTTGTGTAGTTGTGTCTGCACCACAAGGAAACATTGGAACCATGTTGTTCTTTTCAAGATTCGGTTCCATCAACTTCTCGTTCTTGATTACATCAGCTACTTGTGAGATCACGCGAGACTTACCCGCAGCAGGTGGACCAACCAACAGTGTAAAGATGTTGGGGTATATTGCCATTGAGTCTGGATACAACCAGACCCTCCGTTGTAATGCGGCACTAATTAAACTATAGAAACTCCAATCTATAAACAGGTCAGGTGATTCTAAATCTTTAAGATAGTGCCTCCACTTCTCAAGATTAGTCATCTAACGTATCAATTAATTTTGCTATGATTGTGTATTGCTCAAAGGTTAGAGCAGGTAATACTTTACCGTTGAGTGTAATAACTAAGATCGGTTCATTTTCATCACCGTCAAAAAAGTTATCAAGAGCGACACTTATATTTGTGTCTCCGACGTTGTAGCTTACTATTGGTTTAGACATCTATCATTTCCTTCCAGTTATCCCCGATCATAGCTTCTGATCTCATACAGAAACGCTCGCCACGGGGAGAAATCATTTCACGGTTTAAGTGCTTCATTGCTTCTTGGGCAACGAATTCCGAATGCTCTGGAGCGCATTGGAGCAGGACACTATCATGGTTGTTCTGGAGTACGTCAACTCCTAAATCCTGAAGATCTTTTCTGTTCTGTAATTCAACGAATGCTAGATTAGTAATGCATCCTACAGTTGACTGAGGCACAAAGGCATACGCTTCCTTGTACATAGTCTCGTCAATGAATCCAGTGAAGTATCTTGGATAACCAAATAAATTTTTAAGTATCTTTGTACTCTTTAGTTTTTCAATAGTCTCATTGTGCCATTGATTTATCTCAGGAAATAGTTTGTGATAAGTCGCAAGGAATCTTTTAGCTTCCTTGTTCTCAAGTGCTATTGCACCCTGAGATTTCTGCAACATATTAGTTCTAAACGTTGGTGCTTTCATACCATAGTTACTTGCATGACATACCATCTTTGCCATGAAGTAATAACGCTTGTCTGCTGACCAGTTGTCACTGTCTTTAATCACAGCGTTGAGATCATCCCAACCTTTTATATTCTTTAGTTCACTTATAGGTGCTTCACAAAAATCGTCTACACTTCTGCCTAGTTGTTCTGCCCAGACATCTGGAAACAATCGCAACGCAACAAACACATGAGATTTAATTCCCTCAAGAAATAAAGTTCTAAAGTTTCCCGGTACACACAAGTAACCTACAATCATTGCTTCTGCACCAGCTTGGTCAGCCTGAACAAGAACCTTACCTTTATCTGCAATGAATAGTTTGCGAAGTTTCTTTGGTATGTTCTGTATGTTAGTACCCCAGCGTCCCAGTAATTTTCTACTAGCCAATCGAAACGTTGATGTACCTGCCAAGTTGTAAGCAGTTGTTATCCTGTCTGCCACAGGCTTGGTATACAAACCTTCGTATGGTGTATACTTTAGTTGACCAGACTCTTTTGCAATGGATCTGTATTTAAGTATGACAGATATAGATGGTAGATTATGTTTGAGTCTGTGCTGTAGCAAAGTCTTTTCATTGGTTAGATCCTTTGAAGGTTTCTTTAACTTCATATCATTATAAAGATACTCAGAAACTTGTTTAGGACTATTCGGATTTAGATCTCTACCAACCAACAAGCTTAACATTCTGCGTAGTTGTGCCTTGTACCTTTCGTTACGCATCAAGATTGCTTTCTTCTCTTCAGTGTTTATACGTAAGCCTTGACACATGGCAGTCAAGTATGGAACTACCATAGAGTTAGCCTGTTCAATTGAACCTCCAGCTTTCATCTTACCAGCAAGAGCTTCGATTGATGGCTTGATTAGTGCCATCGTCAAAACATCTTTAACGTTATAATGATACAGTTGATCGAACTGCTCTGAAGTTTGCGGATTATAACAACCTTCGTTTTTATGGTATGGTTGATCTGTATAAAGAGATATGCAATGTCCAAGAGACTTCTCAACTTCAGGAAACAATCTGTGGTGAGCCAGCATTGTGTCGTAAACTTTCTTAGGTGCAGGGATTCCATAGCGATACGCAATAACAAACAAATCAAAGAGTGCGTTGTGAATTACAACTGTGTTATCCCGTAGTGCAATTGCCAATGCCCGTAAAATTTGCGGAGTCTCATCATAGTGATAGTAGTTTATGCGTAGCATTGGTACACAATAACCTTTCCCTCCAAAAGAAAATCCAAAGCAAGTCATCTCAAGATTCGGATTCGTTTCAATATCAAAGAACATATCTTGATCCTTAGTGTTAGTTAAGATGTCTATGATCTCATCTGCTTTAGGATAAATACAATGCTCACCAGCTTGTGGATTAGGTGGAGTCTTTAGATAACCAACTGCCTTGGCAACATCACGTTGCATCCAGTGTCTCCAGTTAGATCGTTTAGTTTTACCATGTCTCTCAGTCTCGTCATACTCATACTCAGTATCATTGGCTAATGGATTGAAGTATGCCTTGCGATCAATTGCATTCTGTGGTGCGAAGGTAGCAATGTAAGCTCGACCATGAACAATCCAAGGACATCCACGTTGTCCACCTAGTCTACTGTTCTTGAAAGTTCTTAAAGCCTTCTCGCCCAACAACAAAATTACTTTTGTGTCGGGGAGAAAGCCTTCGCCCAATGTATTGAGCAACCGTATGTCGCAAGATTGTCTTGGAATGCTTAACGCATTCTGAAACAAGTGACCCGCATAGCCTGAGATTAACTCACACTTGTCGAATCTACTTGGACTTTCCAGTATTACTGTTAGACCGCTGTACGGAAGACTTGGTTTGTGTCTCACGAGCTTTGAGTGCTTGCTGTTTTAGTTTGTCTTTCAATCCATCCTTTATGTAATCTTGTAACATTAAAATTACATCATGTATACCAGAGAGGTATCCATCTGCTAATGCCTCGGCTTGGGCATCTATTGTTTTTACTCGTAACCGTTCAAGTGCTTGCGCGTTCTTCTTGTTAGTTACTTCTTTTATTATTGATTCTATTTCTTTCACGATAATTTCTCACAATACTTTCTTTTAACATAATCTGGAGTACCATAACGTTTGCGTACTTCAGCAATTCTTTGTTCCTTGTTTGGGAAATCTACTTTGTAATCCATTGTACGACTTTCCCTTCTACCGACTTCATCAGGTTTTAACCCATGCCGTCTTGCAAATTTTTTGTACGCTTTTCTGATTCCCTCAATATTACCTGAGTGAACTATATCAAAATAATTATATTTCATAAAAATAGAGAAGAGGAACTGTGTGTGTACGCTGTACCAAGCTTCCTTGCATAAGGTCTACACAAAACAATTCCCCTTCTCTTGCACGATTAGACTATGTCGTGTTCTGGTGCTGCACTAATCAGTTCCCCGGTGGAATATGCATTGAAGGTCACTGGATCACCCGTTGCTGGGTCTACCATTGCTTCTCCTTCTGCATTCTTCCTAACCATCTTCTCTGTCTTGATGGTTGCGTAGGCAGCTTTACCTTTATAGACATCACCATTAGGCTCGACAGTACCCCAAGGGTTTGACTCGTCTGAACAGTTGATCTCGAAAGGTAAATCAAGAACACGGTGCAAACGCTTGATGCGTATTGCAGCCTTCTCAATGAACACTAGGTACTCACGGAATTGCAATCCAGCAATCCGCACATCTCCCAAGTCAGGATCTTCTACTGACTCAGGTGCAACGATCTCCCATGACAAAACAACCATAGGGTTGCCAGCTTGAGAGGTACGAGTTTCTACATCCGCAACGCGGATAGTGTAGGTGTTTGAAGGTAAGAATGGCCGAGCATTCTCCTTCACGTCATTTAGGTTTATAGTAGGCATTATACTAGTTATCCTCACTTCGTGTGAGAAATTGTGACAAGCGATCAATGCAGGGACAAACCTCGATTCCCGCGAGAAAACCTGTCTGCGTCTTAATAGCAGTATGTACTTGTCTTAAATTATTAAGCATAGTATTTATCTGATGCTTTGATTACTTCGTTGAGATCATTAGGTATGTAGAGATCTTTAAACATACCAAGAGGAGTCTTCGCTGATGTCACTCCATCGGAGTTAGTCTGAAAACAATACTCAATAGCGTCTTCTGTTCGACGTACTTCAGTAAAGAGAACCATCAATAGTTCCTTCTCGATGCAGCCTTCGTGAACTCTGCCTTGAACCTTGATGCGTCGAGTATTGTACTCACCGCCTGTTGGTTGTGTGACACGCACGATCTCATCAATCGCTGTGAAGATTACTACAGCTTTCTCATTCTTAACTCTGTCAAGAATGTCACGAATAGACTTGTTGTAATATGTCCAGACATCATAACCTTTGTACATCTTTGCTGCTGTGCTAAATAGTATCTCACAATACTTTGTGAATGATTCAATCACTACAACTTCTGACTCCTTGATTGCTTTATCAATTGCCTTCTCAACATCTGGTAGTTTGTTTACCGATATAACATTGAAGTTCTTAGCTTCCTTGAATGGGAAACCTTTACGCTCAAGGTCAATGATAGTTGTCTTGTCTGGCGGCAAGTTGCGAAGTGATGTTGATTTGCCAGTTCCGCTTGAGCCAACAACACCTATAATGGGTTTATTCATATTACTGTTATTTCTATGTGTTTCGTTGTTTTCTTTTCAACGTTTGGCCAAGTGCCTTCAATAAGCATTTGACCGATCAATCCATAGTTTGCTATGTCTTGAAAAGTATCTTTAAGTGACTCGTGATTTGGTTCATTACCAGATTCAAGAATGTTCTTGAGCCTGAAGATCTTATCAACAAGTCGTGTCTTCAATCCCATCAAGCCTTCAGTTGAAATGTTCATGGGTCCGTAATCAAGTTGCTTTGAATCAAGTAACCTCACACAATCAACAGCGTTGTAAAATGCTGTAAGACCTGCGAGTGTGTTCAACTCAAAGTTGAGTTCTGCTTGTGCTTCTTCACCGTCCATAACGTTTAGTGTTTTCTTTACTTCTCTCTCGAAACTATGCATTGAAGTTTAATGGGTTATATAATTTAGTATAAAAGTCGTTCTCAATCACAGCTTCACCAAAGTCGCCAGCGTTACAGATTCTTGCAAACTTGCACATACCAAACTTGGTTTCACAACAATTGAAATTGGGTAGGAAATAATTCTTATCTTCCTTGATGTTCTTGGTTAGCAGCTCAACAAATTTGACAATGGTTTGTGTCAAGTGCTGTTCAAAGTATGCCAACTTATCATCTGAGTAGTCAAGTATCGGACTGCGTTGGAACTTATTCTTGCCTGTTCTTGATAAGAATATGCCATTGATAACTGCTTGGTAATTTCTGTCAGGAAAAAGCTTACGCATAACTAAAGTGTAGAGCATGATCTGTGTAGACATTCTGTATGTATCCAAGTATCTGTCTACTGCTGTGACTGCGGTTGATTTGTGATCGCATATAACATTCTGACCAAAGTATGTGCCAATGAAATCTATTGTACCGCAAATGATAACGTCAATAAACCCGTTGGTGTAGAAAGGAAAACCAAACTTCATCTCTAACAACGCCTTGCCTTCATGCTTCTCAACTTTAAGACCATCAACATCTTGATAAGTATCGAAGTATTGTGTGAGACAATTGGCCAAGTGTCCTGCGGTTCTCCAATCAGAGTCAGGAATTACAATCTCAGGATTAGAATAGTGAGTGAGTCCTTCATTCATTGCCTCTGCTCTATCACCAGTCTCATAGAAAGTTTCTAGTGCTTTGTGGTACGCAGTACCGTATTCCATCTTGTGATTCATGTAACTACTACGCAATCCACGGACTGTAGTGTAGTAGAATTTCAAGTCACAGGCAGACTCCTTGTATGCAGATGCATCAATGCGGAGAATGTAACGATCGTCAGCTTTTTCTAGTTTAATCAATTTTAATTTTGCCCCTTCTTTTCTTCTGTATCTTTAGTTCTTCTAGCTCATCTGGCAGTGTCAACTTGAGGTATGGTGCAAGATGCTCCATCAGTTTTGAATCTGACATAGATTCTAGTTCATCAACTGACACTTCAAGTAGTTGTTCTATTGTCATTTAATTGATGAGAAAATTGCTGCGGCCAAACCAGAAACAAACCATAACATAAAAAGAATTGCAGCGATATTGAATAGTATCTCAATCATTTCATTATCCTGACGTATGAATCAGTGATGTCTACTTCTGAGTCTTCAGTGACTAGATTGTAAATGAATTCCCTGTCAGCTTCATTGACTGATACATTACGCTCAAACAATTCTGACTCTGGTGCTGTCTTATACCATGTCTCTAAATCATTCTTCCATGTGATAGAATCATTGTATTCATAGTCTAAATCTTTAGAAACTAAAGTATTTCTTGGTGTATCTTTAAAGTATATTATGACTCCATCGTCTGTCTTGCGTATGGCAGTCTTTGTTCTGAGTATTGTATACTTCTCTTCGTTGAAGTTATCCACAATGAACTTGAATCCATCATTGAGCTTAACGTATAGAGTGTTTGGAGTGTAGCCTGTTTGTTGTGCATTGACGTATGCATCTTTACCAGACTCTATCAATCTATCTAGTATTGGTTGTATCTGCTGTGCAGATGACGGACAATAACTAGATCTTCTTGACTGAGTTTTCTTTAGTTGGTTTATTGTAACGTTTTCGATTTGCATTGATCCATGTAGTTTTCTGCTGTTTCTTTATTACCCTTCGCGAACTCTGCTTGTGCCAGTAGAAATAGTTTTCTTGCTGACAATTCCTTGAGACTTGGAGTCCATTCATTAGCTTCGTCTTGTGTTAGTAATGTACCATCAGGATGCTTGCGATATAGCTCGTCTTTATAACGTTCTAGTTCTGATGTTGGTAAGTTCTTTGGTAAAGAGTTCTTAACCTTTGCTCTGATCCTTGTCTGTACTTGCTGGTTTACTAATGCAAGTAATGTCTTGTCTCCGTATGATTCAACAACTTCGTCAAGACTTTCAAAAACTGGGGTAAAAAAACTGAACCCCTTAAAATCTCCATCGATGAATTTTTCTTTCTTATAAGTCATATTAAAAAGTAACTTGGTTTATATATAAGCATTCTTCGTGCCAACTTTTTTGGATGGGTGATGTTAATAGATGATTAATTCTCCTAGTGTCTTATAACGTGCGACTATACTGTGTAGTTCTCTATAGTTGCCAAGGAGTTTAGTCTTAGACAAAATTGTTTTCGTAAGTTCTTCTGGTTTAGGGATTTGCATAGCTTTCAAATAGAGTACGATGTCTTGTGGTCTGTCCCTGAGTGGTGATGTCTTGATAATGAAGGTTGAGATTCTGAAGTATAGATCCAATCTAAACCTACCTTCCTCAACTTCCTTGCGTAAATCTTTGTTGGTTGAGAATACAAAACGACAAGTTGCATTGTACTCCGAAGCGTCTCCTATCTTATTATACTTCTTGTATTGTATAAACCTAAGTAGCTTGGGTTGTAAATGATATGGTAGTTCTCCTATCTCATCTAAAAAAAGCGTTCCCTTGTGTGCTTGTTGCACAAATCCTGTGGCATCTCTTGTTGCTCCAGTAAATGAACCCTTCAAGTGTCCGAAAAGTAACGATTCAAATAGATCTTCTTGCAAGGTTGTTACGTTTACTGGTACGAAATTTGTTGCGTGTCTTGAGTCTGATGATGGTTGTCTATTGCCATGCAATATTTGAGCCATAGTTTCCTTGCCTGTGCCAGACTCCCCCATCACTAGGACAGGGGAATCGTGGCATGACAAGATATTCGCATGATAAATTTGGTTTACCATGAACTTATCTTCTGTGATTAGACTATTCAATGTCTTCAATCTCTTCGATTTCAATGTAGTCTACGCCCAACAGTTCTTTCCACTTCCAGTCTGCTGGGTGTTCTTCTCTGTTTGGGTCCCATTCAAAGTACATTGTAATTAAGCATTTCTGTTTGGGTTTGTTAGGTTGTTCTTTGGGACTTGCACCTGATCCCTGCTCACGCTGACCCCATGCGTCTAGTATTGTAAAACTCATTTGATTCATTTGAATTTTACTAGGTTGCCACTGTCTTCTACTACATGGTTTTGTAGATGCTTTAAGACTTTGCGACTTGTGCGTGATACTAATTCAAAACTTTTGTCCATGTCTGGTGTTAAGTTTTGCGTGATCGCATTGTATAGATTGTACACGTTGCGGTCTTTATCCTTTTGATAAGTAGGGTTCTTCCATATATCAGCGATATCAGATCCACGTTTTACACCAAGTGTTTTACTCTTGACAAGATCTTTTATCAAATCTGATCCCTCAGTTTGTGTAATCTTCCAACCATGCATCACTTGGTAGTTGTCAATTGACTGAGCAAACTGTGCCTGTGCTGCATTGATTGAATCTTTAATGTACTGCAAGTCTAGGTTTGTAGTGTGACTACCTGATGTACGAGACTTGTTTACAGTTGAAGTCATACCGTTTAGACAGACAAGACGCAATGCCCCTGCTTCTAGTGGTATGCCTGATGATCCATCATAAGAATTGCGTACTGTAATTCTCATGCCGATGATGTCACCTTTAGTGACCTCTGCTTTTTGATCTTTGAAGTCGTAGACAGCGTACATACGAGAGCCATTACCCGGACAATGTACCTGCTTCTTAAACTCTCCGAGTTTAAGACAAGATTCAACTCTGTCTATTACTTCCTTGTTATGAACAATCTTGTATCTATCTGATACGATAGCAAGACTTTCACCTGTGTCCTCACGATAGTTCTCGCGATGACCTTCGATTTCTTTCCCATATATGTTGAGTATGGGCCGACTCTTTACATTGAACTCATGCATTCATCTATACTTTCTATTTGGTTTTCGTTTAACGCTTTATCTAGGAGATAAAACACAATTCTTGTTTGCGATACACAACATTGTGCTGTGCCACTCTTTAAATACTGATCGTCGTCTACAATATGTTTAATAAATAACTCAAAAGCTAGACGATCTTCTTTATTATAATCTGTTACTATCCAAAAGTATGTGTGACTCATTTTCTACGTTTAGGTTTCTGTCTGTTAGTAGCTTTGCCTTTATTTGAATAAGGCTCGTTTAACCTTGTGTTCCTTGTTGATCTTTTTCCTTTATAATGACCAGCGTGATAAGTTGATTCATATAAAGTAGTAGTGCCGATGTCGTTTGGTCTATTCATGGTGATAGTATATCTTTGTGAGGGAATAAAATAGTGAGAGTTGGTAAAGAACAATGCACCATGTGTTCATGATGCATTGCCTTGTATACTGGTAACTGTCTTTGCATTCTGGATATTCTTTCCTGTCTAGGTGTAAGCTTATCAGAATACGGTAGTCTCTCAAACTGCCAGTTCTTGTGCGACTTCATTGACCGAAAGCCAATCGCTTGGCATATCCGTTTTCTTGTTTGTCTCGTAATTCCACAAGTATTGCTCATGCTTATGCTGATACAGTCTGATAGGTTGATTCATGGTTTGTAATAAACCATTGAGCCTTTCTCGTGTGGTAGGAGTAGGCCAACCAGCTAATGTGATTAGTAGTTCGCCATTGTCTATGCTTTGTTTGGCAATACAGTTGCCGTGCAAGTACAGATACTTCCATCTTTTACCTAGTTCGTCATTGTATCCTTTAACTAATGTATTATCACGAGAGAAGGACTTGCCTTGTTTGAATGCTTTGCTTGCTAGTCTAGTAATCTTTCTCATGGTGTTACCTTTCCGCTAAGTAGTTGATCCTGTCGCTCAATTTCCTTCGTTAGTTCTTTGATCTTGTCTTCTTTAGCTTTGATTTCTGCATCAACTGACTCGATGTCGTATTCATTAACCGATAGTTTTTCGATTAACTCTTCAAGCATGAGCTTAAAGCCTTTGGCTCTGTCTGCTCTTGATTTAATATTTTGTAAGTAATAGTTCATGATATAAAAAAAGAGGGGCTTTCGCCCCTCATGTTTATGCGTATAGTTCGTTTGCTTCCTTGTCTAGTGTTTCAATCTGTGATTGTAGCTTAGTTGCCGCATCACCCTTGGCTTTTGATTTCTTAGATTCAAGCTCGCGTCGCTCATTGAATATTTCCAACATTCTTGCGCCCCTTGCTTCTGATGCTGCAAGCTTACGCTTTGCCGCTGCCACTCCGTCTCCGGTTGCCCGTTGTTTGAATGCTTCACCTTCGAGGGATTTAGCAACATAGTTTAGTTTCTCATCTTCTGAGAACTTATCTTCTCTTTTGCCCATGACAGACATCTTTTGCACTGTCTTATACTTGCCATTGTTTAGACGGTATAAGCAAGCCTCACGAATCCACTCATCAGGTTGCAAGTCTATGAGGTTGGCTCCGTGTAATGCGTTTAACCAGTCTTGAATGTCAGAGAGATCAATGTTGGATGCTCCGTTGTATTCATGTGCCCAGTATTTGAACTCCGTTTTTCCCTTGGTTGACTCTAGTAGTGAAAGGTTTAACTCTGCTACTACTTCATTCTTTTCGTTTTCAAGGCCTATTCTAGCCTTGCCGTTTTCATTTGATATGATTTTGGTTTTCATAATTGGTTTAATAACCGAAGAAAGTTTGCCCTTATCTTTTAAAAAGGTCAAGGTTTATTTTTTGGAAATGTTGAGTTGCTTGTGGTTGGTTGATTTATTGATTTATGGTTAATTTGTTAACATGGGGTACCCCTTGTACCTTAGTATATATATAAAGATATATATATTTTTTTCTATTTCTGTCAATGCATCAACGGGGGGCCAAGTTGATATGTTAACCATAAATCAATAAATCATCTATTATATGAGAAGCCCTCGCCCCGTTTATTTATATATACTAAAAAACCCCTTGCGGGGTTTGCTCTTAATGTCCGTAGTTGAATCCTATTATATAGATGCTTTCCATATCAAACACGAGGAAATCATGCGAGCCACAACATCCCGAAATTCTGATGCGTTTATATTTATCAGATGATTCTTTATCTCCACTAATCTCATGGACTCTAAGTGTATCAACGTAGTCATAGTTTTTAGATTCTTGAATGAATCTATGACAAACTTTTTCCGACTTAGTTTTACTCCATAGTATGTAGACATTAGCATAAGATACTTCATTATCTGCGGCATACTTTTTTATACGTTCTAATTCTTGGTTCATGGTAAAAGAAAAGCCCCCTTGCGGGGGCATTGTGATTAACTGATATATGCTTCAATGTTAATATCGGCATTGGATACCGCATCAGTTGCCGCCTCTTGGGCAATGGTTTCCATATCATCCTTGACTTCGTTGATTACTTTATCAACAAGTTTTTCTTGATCGACAATGTCAACCATTCCAGTTGCTAAAATGGTTTGCATTAAATCAGTTGTTGATTTGATCCAAGCTTCTTGAGCTTCCTTTATTTTATCATCATGGTTTGCCATAACTCAATTAGTGTCTCATGCTGGTGATATTCTACAAGATAAAAATAAACTTTATTTTGTGTGGTTTATGGCTTGCGTTTCTCTGGACAGCCCGATAGGGAATGAGGAGGAACGACGATCCCTCGGGCTGTATCTAACTAATACTCGAAGAGACTCGTAAGAGCGTGACTGAAAGGAACAATTAGTTAGTTACATGATTTTTTTTGTCAGCAACTCAGAAGAAACCAATCATATTGTATGAGATAATGTGTTGACATTGATGTTGATTCTGGCATCCTAATGCCTGTTATGCAAACCATTGATAATAATTCTAAGCGTCAGATTGAAGATCTGCAATTGCAAGTAGCTCATCTTTTGAGTGAGCAAGAGCGTGATAATGTATCATTGCTGGCTCTGTTAGACCGTGTAAGCAATCTAAAGACTGAGGTTAATAGTTTGATTGATATTGTTAAAGAAGCTGAAGAATTGATCGATTACCTTAAGGGTAGAAATACATTTCTGGAAAGGAAGCTTAAAGATGAATAGCATGGATGCCTTCACCATCTTCTGTTTAGTGGGGTGGTTTATAATACTTGTTTTAATGGCTTTCTTTTGAAAGCCATTTTTTTGTACCCCTAGGGGTTTGAAGGGGGAGGGGGGCCAGAAGCAGCGGTCCTACTGGACTATAACCACGTGTGAAAAAATGACCTCAAAAACTCTATGAGAAACAGAAAACTTTATTTTATAAAATCTTGGCACGATCATTGCTGTATGTTATATATGTGTTCGAGAACATTAGAAATTTGCAGAGAGACTCCGTTAATCAAATACGCACAACACTTCAATCCTAACCTATTCGATGTCTGGACAAGATAACTCAGTAGAAAATTTCGCACAAGAACCTCTAGCGGAGGGTCCATTAATAAAATACACACCGGGAGGCACTGCTGCTGGTCGTGCGTTAGACAGTGGATTACCACCTGCTAGAGCGCAACTTGGTGGTGGTGAATTTTGGGGGCAACTCGTTCAACCGGGAAACTTCAACCTAGACAACACAGGTGGAGGCAACACAGGTGGAGGAGGATCTGTAGATGATGGAGGATTAACAGACGAACAAACAGGTGCAATTATAGACGACGAAAATAAATATTTAGATACTCTCGGACCAGTTGACTACAAACCAGTTGATTGGCAGTTTAATCCAGATTTACTACAACAGGTTGAAAATTATCAAGGTACAAAATTTTTTCCTGAAGAAGCTTCTGGAGGAGCTTATGGTTGGGGTACGTCTGGTCCAATAGTTGAAGGTCCAGATCAAGAACCATCTACTGGGAATAAAAATTTTAGAACCTATCTAAATTCTGGAGGCACAACAGATGAGCAAGGCCGTTATGTAGCAGCAGGAGCTAGACTACCAGAATGGGCGTATCAATATCCTAATTGGTCTAAAACTGTGAGTTTTGGTGGAGATCTTCCATCAACAGGAGAAATACTATTTCCTAAAATAAGTGAATGGATGGCAGGTAATCAAGGTAAAACAACAGAAGATTATCACAAAGCAAGAGACTTTCATTTTTACAAACAAAAATACTACAACGAAAATAACAAATCAGCGATCAATGCGTTGACAGGAATGCTTTCTGAGAGTGAGAAATTTATTGATGCAGCATTAGGGCAAAGAACCGCAGATCAAAGACCGTTACCAGAAGGTTATGCAAAAAATCCTATATACAGATATGCAAATAAGTTTAAAGAAATTCTAGACGGTGTATCAGATGAACAGATTAAATGGTGGGAAACAAGAGGAATTGCAGCAGATCCGTCAGGTAAAGAACCATTTGGTCCAAGATTTACACCAGATAATGTACAAACATTAATGAAAAATGCAGGGACTTCATTGTCTAATGCAATAAAAATACTTCAGGGTAAAGATGAAGAAGTACAAGCACTCAAAAAAGCAGATCCACAAAAATACGGACAATTACAAGTATTAGCATTAATAAACACAGCAGCACTGGTAAATGCATACGGTCCTTATGGGTTATTGCCGGGAGGTATAATGACAGGGGCAAGTGACATAATGTCAGCAATGAATGGTGCATTAGCAGAACGCCCAGAGTTAAAAGGAAATCCAATACAAGATGTTGTACATTCTACAATGTGGATTGGAGGTAAAGCAGCACAACTTGCATACAACAAAACACTAGGAGCAATATTACCTAAAACTCAGATAAAAGATAAAGCATCAATAGTAGGTTCAGCAAAGAAAAATTTAAAATTAGAAGACTGGGGAAAACAACTTGATTCACCAGAACTTACTGGATTAACGATTACGTTTGATCCAAATATGAAAAAACCAGTAAGAGAAGGGCCACAACGAGAATTTAAAACTCTATCACCGCTAGATCCAACTAAAGTTGATGTACCACCTACAACATTTATACAGCCCGGTAAACCAGTAAACACGGGTGCTGATGATAAAAGAGAAGATATAAGAGATGATGAAAGACGCATAGAAACAGGAGGCGGTGGACCTATAACAAGAGTACCATCAGACAACGTGCCAATTCCAAGTGATCCACGAGACACTCCACCTAGAACAACTGGACCTTTAGG